AATCTTTCTATCTCATCCCAGACATGGTCGAAACCAATGAAACGAGAGTGGGGGAACGAAAACACTTTACTTCTTGTAGTAACCATTGCTATCTCCTTATTTAATTTAAGCAAGATTGTTGTCTATCGATCAGACTATTCTGCATCGACACTACTATATATACACGATCTAAGTTAGAAAGTCAAGTAGTTTATTTATTTCCGATATTATATTTAGGGCACAGCTCCCATTGATCTTTGTCTTTATGGGAAATGATTTTAATTTGTCTCAATGGAGCATGTTCTTTTAATTTAGAAGGATCTACCGCAGAAACCAAACCCCAATCACATAACAATTGTGCGATAGTGTTTCGTCTTAGCATATCATTTTCTTCGAAGTTAGATTTTTTACCATCAAGTAAGAACAGTTCTTTGAAGTGTACGATGAAATATCTACCTTGTTTGTGCAAGATGTGACACGATTGAAATAGTTTTTGTTCTTTACGAGACGCTACACCTATTCGGGTAAGAGTCTCACGTACTTTTAAAAAATCATCGGGTTCATTCAATGTAATTTCCAACATATCTGCTGGAGCCCATATATTATTTTCTTCCACCTTTATACATCCTTTTACTCAATTCAGTTAAGTCTTCGGTGGAGAGTACGGACAGGGCTTGTTTTGCTTTTTCGTTGCTGTATCCATAATACTCTTTTACCACTTCCAAATCAGTAACGACCTCAGGTTTTATCCACTTAGAGAATCGTTTTCGTTTTCTAACAATATTTATAAGAAAATCAAACTGAAGCTTCTTGTCAAGGATGTGATATTGATTCATAGCATTAGCTACAGCCACAGTATCTTGAAAATAAGACAGTGAACGATTGGACATGTAAGGTAGATAACCTTTTTCTGTTTCTTCATCTACAATCATATTAGTTTTAGTATAATTTATAGCAGTTACATATTCAAAGGGGTTCATTAACACCATCCACTTTCATAATCAATACGATATAAGATTTTTATTCTTTCAATTATATCATGTGTTACTTCTAAAGACAAACCTTTTATACTTTTATTTTCGCGTAGATTAATTATCTGATTCTTTTTATTTTCGGACCATGGTGGATTAATAATTTCTAACATGTGAGATATAGCTTGATCCATATCAGTTAAATCATATACGTAATTGTATTTATTTTTATCACCATAAAAATATGTCTGTGTTAAAAAATGCCAGTTCATCACATTACCCTTTTCAATTGCGGTTATCGCTTCTTCTAAAGAAGAAAATCCTTTTGCAGGATAAGGTCGTATACTTGCATTTTTAACATGATGACTGCGGTTTAGAAAATCAACGCACGATAGGAATCTTTTCACAGGATCCCTTTTTATTGCAAAACGAATGCTGTTTTTTCTGAACGGGGGATCATGAATATCGCCTTTGTCCCACCATTGTTTCTCTCTATGATTACTAGGGCCGCCTTTAATATAGGTATAATCAACTCTTCCTCCTAATTTTTGCCAGAGATATTTGGAATTTGTAAGACCACACTTTGGCGCAAATCTAAGATCAACAAGTTTAGGAAGGTAGTATATATTCTCAACACTCATTTGAATTCAACTCCTGCCATAACCTCCGTCATGCAAGCGACCATGTTCAACTCATGGTCTGCAACGAATGCAGCCTTGTATTGATAATCAGCAAGGATCAACACTAACTGTGGTATGCTTCCAGTATCAATACGTTCGTACATGCTGTCATACATGTGACGAAAGATAGCTGCTGTATCAACATCGATGTTGTTAGCCACCCATGTTCGCATCTTCTTAAAGTCTTTGGCTTTAAGTGTTTCAAACAAACCGTGGTAGTTGTTCGTGTCTGCATTAACAGAGATGTTTAGAACACCACCCACAGACGCACGCTGAAGTTCATTGAGAACTCGTCGCCAATCTGGAGCATGTTTCATGATCACATTGGCTAGATCACTATCTTGACCGTTCAGATCTACATTCTCTTTCTCAAGAATATCCATAGATCTTTTCATCATCTGACCGCACAAGGCTTGCATGTCTTTCTTAGATGTATTGAATTCATACACACCACACCGAGAGTGGAGTGGTTCAATGATTCTATTCTTGAAGTTACATGTGAGAATGAATCGGCAGTTATCTGAAAACTCTTCGATGAACCCGCGCAATGCAGGTTGTGTCGATTGAGGATTCAGATAATCTGCCTCATCAAGAATAACAACTTTGACACCACCCTGTAGGGAAACAGACGAAGCAAAACGTTTGATCTTGCCTCTTAGGGTTTCAATGTTGCCTTCTTCTGAACCGTTGACTATGATAAAGTCTAGGTCAAGTTCGTTGCAAAGAGCCTTTGCAACTGTGGTCTTACCGAGACCTGCGGTGCCGGTGAACAACATGTTTGGTAATTCACCGGACTTGATTATTTCACTGAATGTTTCTTTTAATTTAATTGGTAAAATTGTATCCGCAATCTTCGCGGGACGATACTTCTCAACCCAAAGAAACTCTGGTTTCATTCACACACCTCCTCATAATATAAAAATTGGAGCGGTGTGGTGGAACTGCCCCACCTGCACAGACTGGAAGAATGTACCTACTCTATCGTACCACCGCAATAAACTTACTCAGATTCCGATTCACTATTGGACTCTTCAGTCTCTACCATTTGAATCAAAGCAATACATTGATCTCGTAATTGTCCAATGGTCGCCAACTCTTCACCACGAAACCCGCCTCGACCAGCAACGGTGTCAATCACTGCGACAGTACTTCGTGTTACACGGTTAACCAAATCAATCATTTCTTCATTATCACTCATAATTATGCTCCATACGTACTAGTTTTTTCAAGCGCAACCCAGTATTCAATACCGGAAGATTTATTCACAAAATGTGAGATTAATTTAGATGAGATTGAAACATCATAATCCCCATCAATCATTTTTAGATTCGAAATATTAAACACGAAACTAAAATTAGAATCTTCAAACTTACCATCAACATCAATTGAGAAAGCATTAGAAGTTTTATCGTTATTATCTATAACAGACAAATTCATCACATTTCCAGATGTTGACACTGACACTTCAGTATGACCTAGAACAGAAGCAGCACGTTTGATTTTCAATAACGTTTCACGTTCTAAAGTGAATGTTACTTCAGCTTCGGGCATGATAATATCTTTACTAGGTGAAGTTAAGATATCAGTATCAGAATAATGATACTTAATACGTGAACGTCCACTACCATCACTTACGATAACAAAGTTATCTTCAAACTTTAATCGAGGAGTGTCCAGTAAAGACAAGGTACTAAGAAACTCATTGAGATCATAGATACCAAACTTGCGGGGAAAATCTACGTCTAAGGTAGAAGTACTTAAAACATTCTTTGCTTCGGATACAGTTTTTACTACATTACCTTCGTTGAAAACGATGTTTGAGTTGATTGATGCGAAGTTTTTTAAGACTTCTAGTGTTGATTCAGATAGTTCCATGATATAATCCTTTGTTAATATAGTACCATTATACACCATTAGGTGTGAAAGGTCAAGCGACTTTAGAAAAATTCTTGTGCTTGATGAATTCGATCTTGCGATCAAACTTATTGTCCAACAACTCACCTTTATGTGAGATGATGAACACATTCGTGTCGTTATCAATAGTTTCAAGAATCTTGAGTAGATTCTCTACTCCATCCGCATCGAGAGAACTGTCGAAAGTCTCATCAAGAATCAGTAGGTTGGTGGCGATACTGTTCTTCATCTTAGCAACCTGCCTCCAAGTAAACAGAAGTGCTAAGTCGATGCGTTGCTTTTCACCCTCGGAGAAACTGTCATAAGAAAACGCATCACGATGACGTGACCGTATGGTTTCTTTGAAAGACTCGTCTAAGTCAAAGTGAACGTAGAAATCAAGCACCTGAAGATACTGGTTGGTCAACTGATTGATGACCGGCAGGTATTGCTTGATGATCTTGGTTTTAATACCAGTATCTTTAAGGAGTTCTGTTATGACGTTGTTGTATTCTCGCTGCTCGGCGAGTTCAAGTTTTGCGTCAATAAGAGTTTCTCTTTTACTCTCTTGACTTGAGAGAGTATCTCGTGCTTGTTGCAGACTATGTACACCTGTTTCGAGTTCGGATAACTCACCCTGTAAAGAAGTAATTCGTCTTTGGGTCCATGTGATTTTTTCTTTGATGGTGTTGATTTTATTCCGTTCTTCAATTTCTGAATCAATCGAGGACTGAATATCTTGTTTATCATTAGTCAACTTTCCTATTTGATGTTCACACTGTTGTCTTGCTTCTTCAAGTTCGTCCCACTTGTTTTTGGCGTTCTGTACCTTATCCAATCGGAAGGAGGACTCGATGGTTTGCTGACAGGTGGGGCAGTCTTCGTTGTCTTCATAGAATAAAATCTCTTTGTTCGATGCTTTCTGTTTAGCATTAAACTGAAAGACATACTTACCCATCTCATTGATCTTAGTGTCCAATGCAGACTGGCGGGTTTGAAGGTCGGATAGAACATTATCTTCCCAACTAATTACTTGGGTGTTAAGGCGGGCCAACTCTGTTTCTTCTTCTCTAATCAAGTTCAGTTTGTCTTGTTTAGCAGACTCAGAGATTTTTGTTAGTTCACAGAGATGTCTCTTCTGTGAATCAATTCTAGTCTGTACCAGCTGGACTTCATGACTGTTAGCAGATATGGATTCTTTCAATATAGAAGTCTTCTCTTTAAGAATTTGATTCATTTTAGAGAACACATTAATATCAAGGAGATCTTCAATAACATCACGGCGATGTTGTGCGGGGAGCTGCATAAAAGGAATAAAACTGCTGCTCCCCAGCACAACGATCTGGTGAAAAGTTTTGTGGTTCAACTTGAGGATGTTCTGTTCAAGAATCTTTTGGTATTCTTTGTTATGCGAATCCTGATTAATCAAGACATCATCACGGTAGATTTCAAATCGCACAGGTTTCTGCCCACGAACAATGCGATAATGTGCACCGGAGACCGAGAACTCTACTTCAACAACTGATGATTTATTATTGATGCTGTTAATCAACTGAACCTTGTTGATGTTACGATGCGCCTTCCCGAAAAGGGCAAAGGAAAGGGCGTCCAGCATAGTAGATTTCCCTGAACCGTTCTGACCGACCACTAAAGAAGTGGCGGTTTTCTCTAAGTCGAGCTCGGTGAACTGGTCTCCGGTGCTTAAAAAGTTTTTATATTTTAGTGAATGGAATATAATCATACGATTTCTAGGGACTGTGCCTCAATCATTAGTTCACGAACTTGGTTTTTAATGCGGTCTTTGTCTAGTCCAGTATCTACCGCATCGATATAATTATATAACAAATCATCAGTAGAGTCAA